GAAACTGCAGTAACGGCTACTGGAGCGGAATTAAATTATAACGATATAACAACTCTAGGTACAGTAGAGGCTTCTAAAGTGGTAACGGCAACTGCTGCAGGTCTTGTTAATCATGCTGATCTTGTAGTTGGACGTGCACAGATGAAAGATTACCATGAAACTATAAATGATATAGGAACTATTACCGCTGCGGCAAATGCTGATCTTGAAGACGGTAACGTTCAGTATGTAACAATGACTGCAAATACGTTTAACTTTGGATTAACCAATGCATTGGCCTCACAATCATCTTCATTGACTCTTATGGTTACTAATGGAGGATTAGCCACTGTAACTTGGTTATCTGGCGCACATGATGGCGGTGGTAATGCAGTAGATTGGGCAGGTGGTTCGGCCCCTGATTTAACCAGTTCAGGAATTGATGCTCTTGTGTTTACTACTATAAATGGTGGTACTCAATGGTATGGGTTCCCCGCTGGAATTGATCTTTCTTAGGAGACTATTATGCCTTTAGGATCACAAAAAGCAGGATTACTTGCCGCTTCCAGTGGAGGATTATCGAATTGGTTTGGCGATGGTTCTGATGGAGCGGTAACATCATCCGGCGATATAACTTATACCCCAGCAAATGCTGCGGATGCTTATGATGGAGATATGGTGGTCAAGAATTTTACCACCTTTACATTAAGTGTTGGAGACACGCTTACTGTAGATAATGGTTGCGCCGGTTTATTGCTTTATTCGACTGGAAATATGACCATTAATGGAACCATTGACATGGATGGTAGAGGAACAGATAGAAATACCGGATGGGCTGCGGATAACCCAATAGATGATGTTGATGCTATTTGGTTGCCCATGTTGACAGCATCACCCGGATCACAAGCCCTAACAGTAGAGGCAGCAGATTTTACCAATTGTGGTGCTGAGGCTATTGCTGCGGTTGCTAATCAAGCGGGAATTGCCGGAGATGGCACTTTATTTACCTTCTCTGGCGGCCCCAAAGGTGGTGGACGAACTTCCAGTAATGATGCTCATGCTGGTTATGACGGAACTGGTGGCGTTCTCGCCTCTGGCACATATGAGATGTGGATTGATTGTGGAGGCGGGGGTGGCGGAGGCGCAAACCAAGACGGGCCTAGTTCTGCGTGGTCAAGTGCTGGCGGTAATGGTACACCCATCTCTGGAGGTTCTGGAGGCGGCGGCGTAGGTGCTGTTGGTACATCAGGCTCTGCATCTCCACCCACTGTTGGTAGTTCAGGTACTGGCGGTGGTGGAAAAGGTTTTGGCGGAGGCACAGGCGGGGGAGGCGCAGGTCAGCCCGGCGGCCCCGGAGCGCCTTCTAGTTTCAATGGATCAAATGGCAATGGTGCTATAATATGGCTTATTTGCGGTGGAGTCTTAACTCTTGGAGCAAGTTCTACGATTACCTCAAAAGGTACCGATGGCGGTTCGGCTACTGGTGGAGGGAAATCTGGTGGTGGTGGAGGCTCTGGTGGTGGTGGCGCTCACCTTATATACGTTACGTCTTATACAGATAGTGGATGTACTTTCACTTTCACCGGCGGTGACGGTGGAAACTCTAATGCTAATGGCGGTAATGGTGGGACGGGTGCTTATATTGCCACTCAAGTAAGCGCTCCTTAATGGCGATATTAAATTAATAAGAGGACTATGTAATGTATGCGAAAATTGAAGGGAATTCTATAAGTCAGTTTCCTTATGGGAGGGGTCATTTAAAGAGAGACAATCCTAATACTTCTTTTCCAAAAGATTTTTTAAGTAGTAGTGATGGTAGAAGTGCTTACAATTTAGTGGAGGTTTCTCCAGTTGAGAGACCAGAATCTGATACTGATAATATTTCAGAGGGTACTCCAGTATTGGTAGGTAATGTATGGACTCAGAATTGGATAGCAACTCCAAAAACATCAGAAGAACTTAATGAAGATGTGATAAAGCAAAGGCGCATTTCATATGGAAAACCTGAAGACCAAATTGAATTCATCACAGAAAACGGTTTGGAAGCATGGCAGGCTAAAGTCGCTGAGATAAAGTCAGAGTATCCAAAAGTTTAGGTGAAAACCAAATACTCATATTGGTTATTTAGTGATGTTATTTCTCGTAAAGATAGGAATAAAATAAAGAGACTTGCATCTGAGTGTGGGTATAGTGACTCCGAAATTCAGACTGATGAATACGATAATGTGGTAGAACCAGCCGATTCTGAAACTAGAAAATCGGGGATTGCCTTCACTGATAAACCGTACATATTCGAGTTACTATCTCCTTATGTACATGGTGCGAATGCTAGTGCTGGGTGGGATTTTAACATAGATTTGTTTGAACCTGTACAAATAGCAAGGTATAAAAAGGATGAGCATTATACTTGGCACAGAGATGGTGGTTCAGATATTCATCATGCCTATAAGCATAGGACAGATGCTAATGCTAATGGAAAGGTTAGAAAGTTATCACTAGTTGCAAAACTTTCTGACAATTATATTGGCGGAGACTTAGAATTTGTTTTGCAGGGGATACGGGCAGAGCATGAAATGTTGAAAGTAAGTATGGAAGTTGGAGATATAATTGTGTTTCCATCATTTGTTTTTCATAGAAGTACACCGGTCACAAAAGGAGTAAAACATTCAGCAACAATGTGGTGTTTGGGGCCGCCGTTTAAGTGAAATCTAAACATATTGTTATAGATAATTTTTTACCTGATGATAAGTTTGTGAAGGTAAGAGATGTAATGATGGGGGACTTGATTCCTTGGTATCTAAATGTTGGTAAGGTTTTTGCAGATGACAATGGATACCAATTAACCCACACCTTTTATAATGAAAATTGTGTACGTAGTGAGCGGATTAACCACCTGAACCCAATCGTGGTAAAACTTGAGGCGGTTTCACTATTACGAATAAAGGCAAATTTAACGCCAAGGGTGGGCGAGAATAAACTAACAGAGTTTCATGTTGATGTTGGAAAAAAACAAAGGGAAGGTTGGTGTACCAGCATCTTTTATATCAATACCAATGATGGGTATACTGCTTTAAAGGATGGAACAAAAATAGAAAGCGTGGCAAATAGGCTTCTTACTTTCCCATCCGCTACCATGCACGCTGGTTCTGCGTGTACTAACGAGAATGTTAGGATTTTAATAAACTTTAATTATATCGTATGAAGATAGCAGTTTTGGGTAAGGGTTTGGCTGGTGTTTTCACGGCCCAGCATTTCAAATATTATAATCCTCAGTTAGATGTGGAAATAATATATGATCCAAACATTGATCCAGTTCCAATTGGTCAGGCAACACTCTTAGAAACCCCCTCCTACTTATGGCGTTTCTTTGAAATGGATTGGTATAATAATCCAATAGGGGCTACGCCAAAGACAGGAATTTTATATGAGAATTGGGGTTCAATAAAAGATAAATTCTTTCACCCGTTTCCATTTCAGGGCGCTGCTCTACATTATGACACAACAAAGGTGCAAGACTATATACTAGAACATGGTGATTGTACTCTAGTAGAAAAGCATGTGAAGAGTTATGATGAAGTAGATGCTGATTATATTATTGATGCTAGGGGTGCTCCGAAAGATTTTAATGAGTATGATGATTTAGTAAATCCACTGAATACTGCTATGTTAGCAATGAAAGAAGGCCGAGATATTCCAGAGCAACTTTGGACTAGGGCCGTTGCTACACCAGATGGGTGGACATTTGTTATACCGCTAAAAAATAGAACATCTTATGGATATATATGTAATAAAGATTTAGTAAACATTGATGAAGCAAGAAATACTTTTTGTGAGATGTTTGATCTAGATGATATTGATATCTATAAGACGATGTATTTTAAAAATTATATTGCTAAAGATCCTATTATAGATAACAGGATAGTATTGCAGGGTAATAGGTTGTTTTTTATTGAACCTTTAGAGTCTTCAGCAATTGCATTGTATCATGAGTGGTCTAAACTCTTATTCTCATGGATTGTGTTAAAGGATTTTAGCGCCGACAGGATAAGGGATGTCTTTAGAAAACAGGTTATTCAGGTTCAGAATTTTATATTGTATCATTATCAATTTGGTAGCAAGTGGGATACAGAATTTTGGCGTTATGCAAAATCAATATCTGATTTTATAAATGATGATCCTGAATGGGTTGCATATAAAGAATATTCTATTCATGTTAAGTTACATTGGACGACGGAGAGAATCTTTGAGCGGAATGTTTATGGATTACATACTCCGTTTAGTATAAGAAACTGTTATGAGGGGATTGAATCCTCTTTATAGAATATAATAATATGTCTCTTGGGCCTGCTAATTTCAAAGTAGTTAGGGGAATGTTATCTGGGGAGTTGTTAGATTTCCTTGGACATTATTCTTATGCAAGGGCAAACTCTCCAGATGCCATTGAATACCCGGATGATCAAGTGCCAAATACTCCCTCTCTGTATGATGATACAGCGATGGTAGTTTTATTACACTCTCGTCTTTATGATATGGAGCAATACACTGGGGTAGATTTGAAACCAACTTATTCATATCTTAGAGTTTACAAACATGGTGATGTACTACATAGGCATACAGATAGAGAAGCCTGTGAGTATAGTGTTTCAATAACTTTGAAACGAGAACATAAGGATGAGATATGGCCTTTATATTTAGAAACAGATCAAATTTATAAAACATTGTTGGAAGAGGGTGATGCACTTATTTATAAGGGAATTGAAAACTCGCATTGGAGGGATAAATTTGAGGGTGAGCGGTTGGCTCAATTATTTTTACATTACGTAAGGAGATAGCATGGCGAGGCGTGACTGGAATGAGGCTGGAGGCGATTGGAACTCCAATACTGAATCATGGGGAGGTGAAGCCGAATTTCCAGCAAAGGCTGATTTAACTTTAACTGGTTCTATCCCACAAAGGAGTGCTGGAGAAAGTAGAGTCCCAGCGGCTGGAAGTGCTACGTTTGTAACATCATATCCTTGGGATTTAGTTTCAGGTACTTGGGCAGATACTTCAGGAACATGGGCTTCTCCAGCAATTAATGTTCCATCTGTGGCTGTTGGAACAGTTATTGAAATAACCAAGGGGTCGGTTACTCTTTCTACTGTTGCTCCAGCATATGGAATAGATCATTATGCACTCCCGGCTAAGGGGGATTTGACAAGTTCATCTGTTGCTCCAGCGGCTGGTCTTGGTAAGTTTATAGTTCCGGGTGTTGGAACTATGCAGATTTTCAAATCTTATGAGTGGAATTCTTATACTGGAAATTGGTCAACTGGCACTACAGATTGGGAAAGTCCTCCAAATACGTTTGCCTCTCCATCTATATCTATCGGAGAGAATGTTCTTCCCGGCGTTAATACATTAACGATAACGGGAGCCACGCCAGATGTAGATATTATGCGGTTGACTTATGTTCCATCCGCATCTATGACCACTACGCTATTTATTCCTTACGCGGTAGCGGGACATTTTGCTTTGGTTGATGCTGGGGCTTTAGATCTAAGTCCCGATAAGGTCATTTGGAATAACTGGGTTGGAGATTGGGACTCTGCTATCGAAACATGGGATGCAATTGTAGATACTAGACCTAGTGTAGGGCAGACATTTAGTTTTGATGTAACAGAAGGAGACTTGGTTCTTACTGGACAAGATGTTGATCCACAACATAGAGCACCTAAATTTTTACCATCAGTGCAGGTAATATAATGGAACAAAAAGAATCGCAATATAATTGGTCTGAGTTAGCATACAAAATTGATCCAGAATTGAGTGCCCCAGTTAAGCAATATGAATTTGATGATGGGCGAAGGGTATTCTATAAACCAAAGAAAAGGAATAAGTATGGAACTAGAAAAAGGTGATACGTTTATACCTTCGGATTATACTACAGCAAAAAATGTTGCGGAACATCTTGAGAAAAAGTATCCTGGATGGCTATGGGCTGTAAATACTATGGATGGTGTAGTAACTGTGAAGTCTATGCTTTTATCTGGTAATTGGGGATTCGTACTACATGAAGATAAAATAGATAATGACTATAGATCTGTTACTAGAGCTGGTGGTGAGATATTAGAGCGATATAGACAACATAGAAGTGAGTTTAATCAGGATAGATACATGGATCTAACTATGGATTACAAAGGTCAACTTGACGGAGATAGAAGTTAATGTCTTTAATTAACCCACAACCACCTTTAGCAGGTGCCGATCTTCCGCCTGATCCAGGCATAGAGGATCCTAATTCTGAGAAGGGTAAGACTGAAGACAAGTGGTTAAGGATAGCTAGGCAGGCCTATGAGAGCTCGTCTGATTGGGTTGATGCCAATCTTAGATTTCAATGGGATAAGAGTTTATCTCTTTTTAACAGCTATCATCCTGCAGGATCTAAGTATAATACAGATGCTTATGCTAAGAGGTCTAAGTTCTTTAGGCCAAAGACTAGGACTGCTGTTCGTAATCTTCAATCTGCTATGTCTGTTGCATTTTTTACTAATGAAGATGTTATTAATGTAACTGCTAGAAATCCTAATGATCCTATGCAAGCGGCTGCCGCTGTGGTTGACCAGTCAATACTGCAGTATAGGCTTACACATACTATACCATGGTTTCAAACTATGACTGCAGCTTTGCAGGACGCAGCTGTTCAGGGAATTTGTGTTTCTCATCAATATTGGGACTTTGAAGAGAAAGAGGAAAGTTATATAGAGGTAGATGGCAAGGATGCTCCAGTGGTTGATATGGAGGGAAATCCAGTAGTTCAGAAACAAATGACATCACTTAATGATAAGCCAGTCATAGAATTAATATCTCCAGAAAACATAAGGATTGATCCTGCGTCTGATTGGGCGGATCCAATGCATTCCTCCCCATATGTTATACATCTTATTCCAATGTTTATACAGGATGTTGTGCAAAAGATGGATGAAGGTGAATGGAATTATGTTGATCCAACTGTGTTGCTCAATGTAGAAGATAGGGAAAATGATAATGCTACTAGGTTAACTAGGGATGAGCCTAGGATGGATCCATTAGATAGCAGTGCTGGTTATGGAGAAATAACAGATTATAAGATAACCTGGATTCATAAGAATATAGTAAGGAAGGATGGAATAGATTGGTGTTTCTTTACTGCTGGAACAGAGCATCTATTAACTGATGCCAAACCATTGTTAGAAATGTATCCATGGTTACGTGAGAATGAAAGGCCATATGTAATGGGCTATGTTAATATAGAAGCTCATAAAATATATCCAGCTGGTACAGTACAACTGACACAAGAGTTGCAGGCAGCTGCTAACGAGATATGGAATCAGCGTTTTGATAACGTTAAGCTGGTAATGAACAAAAGGTACCATATCCGAAGGGATAGGAATATAGATTTAGATGCCTTGTTCAGATCTGTGCCTGGTGGTGCGGTTGAGATGGATGACCCGGATCAAGATGTAAGAGTTATTGAAACTAGAGATGTAACAAGTTCGGCCTACGCAGAACAGGATCGAATCAATATGGATTTCGATGAATTGCAAGGTAACTTCTCTACATCTACAGTACAGGGTGCCAGAAGTTTGAATGAAACAGTGGGAGGTATGAACCTACTGGCCGGTAATAGCTCTACTATTACTGAGTATGTGCTTAGAACTTTTTCAGAATCATGGGTGGAAAAGGTAATGTCTCAATTGCTTAGGCTTGAACAGTACTATGAGACTGATGAAGTAATACTTGCGGTTGCCGGACAAGTGGCACAAAAGAAATTTAAGTTTGATATTGATCCATTAATGGATGACCTTCTTAGGCAGGATGTATTGTTAAAGGTTAATGTTGGTATAAATGCCACAGATCCTATGAAGAAGATCCAGAGT